AAGCTGGAATCTGGCGCTACTAATTCGAACACATTCGCCACATCTATTGGCGAGACGAAGGGACGAATAGCAGAACTGGAAGCAGAACTGGAGACGATGAACACCGAAGTTGGAACATCTGAGACCGGGTTCGAAAACGCTGGTCGCTCTCTCTCTGACTATGCGATTGAAGTCGACAAGAACGCAGTCGCAGCGAATGAACTGGCGGCAGAGACAGAAGCGGCTAAGACTAAAGCACTAGAACTGCTCGGAGCAATTAGCAACGAGACCGAAGCTCTATATATGAGCAATCTCGAAATTGATATTCGCAACAATCTACAGAAAGCCGGAGTCGATGCTACGTCAGAACTTGGCGAGCAGATAATTACCGCGACGACTGAACTTCATAATGAAGCAGCAGCAATATCGGCAGCATCTGAGGCAGCGAAGCAATTAGAGAAAGACAATAACGCGGCTCAGAAGGCCATTGAGACAGAAGCGAAGAAAGCAGCAGAAGAAGCAGCGAAAGCATACAAAGAGATGAAAACAAAGATCTCTGGCTTCTTTATGGACGTGTTCGAGAACGGTAGAGACGCATTCGACAATCTCGCCAAGAAGTTCAAAGCGATGATTCTGCAAATGATCGCAGATTGGGCGGCATCCAAGATTGCCGAAATGATTACCGGGACATTCAGCGGAGTAGGAACTTCGATCAGCGGGATGTTCAGCGGGATATTCTCATCAATAGGGGCTGGGATAGCATCTATGGCATCGCAAGCGGCGTCGGTATTAACTGGCGGCGTCTTCGGTGGTGCTGCGGCTGCTGGTGGTGCTGCGGCTGCTGGTAGTGCTGCGGCGTCTCAAGCTGCTATTGCTGCTGGAACTAGCACGATGGCCTCTAGCGCTGCGGCTGCTGCTGGTGGAACTGCTGCTGGTGGAGCTGCTGCTGCTGGAGCTGGAGCCGCAGGATTGACAGCCGGAGGCGTTCTGGCAAGCGCTGGGCAGTTTATTGGCGGTATGTTCGGCGGTGGCGCTGGCATTGCTGCTGGCACTATGGGGCCGCCAACGGCTGCGGCTGCTGCCGGGGCTAATCTTGGGGCGCTACTATTTAACCCGGTGACAGCGGCTCTCGCGGCTATTGCTCTGGGCTTCGGTCTCGACTCTGGCGGCACTCCGACATCTACCGCTGGCATCACTATGGCGAAAACCGGAGGCATGAGTGACGACAATATATTCCAGACATCGCCGTTCGAGTCTGGGTTCGCTCCATTAGGATTCAAGCAGAACGCAACAAACGCTCAGGCCGAAGCAGCAATTAAGCCGCTGCGAGACTTGGACGCTATGCTAACAGCTCTGGCCGAGAGCATGGGCTATTCGGTTAATCTGTCAGGTCATACGTTCAACGGTCTCGGAGTCGAAGGCTCAGGCCCGGGCACGGTTCTCGGCACGTTCATCGAAGAAGGAAAGACAAAAGGCAAGCCGATGACGGCGCAGCTCGACACTTTCGCTGAGGAATGGGTGAGAGCGGTCGGCGCAAGAAACAATCTCTCAGCAAACGAGATCTCGCAGATATTCGGATCTGGCGGAGCGAAGGACATTCTGGATGTGGCGGGAACTTCATTACTAGAGCATCGAAGCCGCATTCTAATGAATAACGCAAACGCGACACTAAACTCTAGTAGCGAGAATGAAACCGTTTCCAGCGGAACAGAAAGAAATGCTGAATTAGAGTCATTTATAGGCAGAGCGCGAGACGCATACGATAGCGGAGTTTACACGCAAACCGATGTCTCTAACGTGAATCCGTTCTCAATAATTGATGGATCAGTATCTGCTTCAGATATAGAACAAAGAGATGATTTTATCTCAAGAGCACAAGCTGACTATCAAGCAAAATATGTCGACGGTCAGCATAGAGACGGTCTCGATATGGTTCCTTATGACGGCTATGTCGCAGAACTGCACGCCGGAGAGCGCGTACAGACCGCAGAACAGGCCCGGGCGTCTGACAACATAGCAGACGAGATGAGCGGACTGCGCCAGAGTATCGAAGACGTAATGATCGCAGTGGCGAGAAACACTCAGAAGCTCTATCGACTCAATGATCGCTGGGACAAGAACGGCTTGCCGCCAGTGAGGGCATAATATGAAGTTAATTCGACCGGAAACGGTTACAGATACGATATTTCAGTCTTCGGATGTTCCGGAGGCTGACTACTCGGCATGGCTGGTCGGCACGACTTACGCCGACGGTGACCGGGTAATCGTCACGACTCCGAACATTCACAAGATCTACGAGTCGCAGCAAGCAGCTAACACCGGGAACGATCCAACAACTGACGACGGCACATGGTGGCTAGAAGTATCCAGCACGAACCGCTGGAAGCTATTCAATGGCATCGTGCAAGAGCAGACCGAGCAAGCTGGCGGCATGGAGTACGTTCTACAGTCGCCAAATGTGGTGAACTCTCTCGCTCTGATTAACGTCGACTGCGCAGAAGTCACCGTCACGGTAGAAGATGCAACAGAAGGTGTGGTCTACGACGAGACGTTCTCTCTGATATCTGACTCAGGCATTCAGGACTGGTACGCTTATTTCTTCGAGCCTATCGTCCGGGATGACCGACTGGCGATTCTTGATCTGCCGCCGTATGCGAACGCAGACATCACTGTGACGTTCACTGATACCGCTACAGCTAAATGCGGAGCGCTGATTATCGGGCAGTTCGCCGATCTCGGGTTCTCTCAGCACGGAGCAAGTTATTCGATTATAGATTACTCGACGAAAACCACAGACTCTCAGGGCCGAGTGACAATCACAGACGGGCCTTACGCAAACAAGCTAGACGTTGACGTGATTCTCGATACAGCGGTATTCGGAACGGTTCGAAACATTCTAGCCGATCTGAGAACTACGCCGTGCGCGTGGATCGCCGAAGAAAGCAACAGAAACTCTATCGTATACGGATATTATCGAGAATTTGATATAATTCTCAGCAATCCAACAACTTCCAGATGCTCACTTGAAATCGAAGGGCTAGTATAATGACGATTAACACTATAAGCACACTCCCAACGGCTCCGGCGAGAACCGACGCCCCGGCGGTATTTATATCTCGCGCAGATGCTTTCTTGGCTGCTCTGGTAGTTATGCAGGGCGAGCTAAACACTTCAATCGGGCAGATGAACACAGACATCGGCGGCATCGCTGCGAATGTCACTGCTGCTCAAGCTGCGCAAACTGCTGCTGAACTTGCCGAGACCAATGCGGAGACGGCAGAGAGCAACGCTTCAACATCCGAAACAAACGCGCAGATATACGCCGCTGCCGCTCAAGCTGCTGCTGGAATTCCGTCTCTAGCAGGAAATGCTTTAAAGAAGCTGTCAGTAAACGCTGCCGAAGATGGTGTGGAATGGGTAGAAGTACAATCAGACCCAACGCTCGGCACGTTGACCAAGACATTCACTACTGACGAATCTTCTACAATCTCACTGACCAGCTCTGTACTTGCGCCTGTCGTTTCTGTGACGAAAGAAGTACCACAGTCAGGAGTGACTAATAACTCTTGGGATGTTAATTCGAATACAGAGAATTACACGAGACTTGATAGTGCTTATGCGACTACTTTGGATTTTGCAACAGATTTATCGGCTGCGTCTTTTGTTGATTCTTTTTCTGTTTCATCTCAAGCGACTGCTCCAAGAGCTGTATCGTTTAATACAGATGGAACTAAGATGTTTGTTTGTGGCTATAGTGTTGCCTCTGTTCATCAATACTCGTTATCAACTGCTTATGATGTCTCTACAGCGTCTTTTGTACAAAGTTTTTCAATATCAGCACAAGTAACAAATGCAACAGGATTAGCATTTAATGCTGATGGCACTAAAATGTATATCTTAGACCAATCTGCAAAAGATGTTAATGAATATTCTTTATCTACAGGCTTTGATATATCAACAGCTTCTTATGTTCAAAACTTTTCCGCAGCTACACAGTTTGATGCGACCTATTCTTTTGCATTTAGTTCTGACGGAAATAAAATGTATGTTGGCGGCTTTGGCACGGCTGCTGCTAGTTATGCTCGAACTATTGCAAGTTATTCATTATCTACGCCGTTTGATTTAAGCACTGCTTCATTTACTTATATTTTAGTTTTGCCAGCGCATGATATTACAGGAATTGCATTTAACACTAATGGCACAGAAATGTATGTTGTCGCAGGAAGTAACGGCACGGTAAACAAGTATTCTTTAACAACTGCTTTTGATTTATCAACCGCTTCTTTTGTAGTGAATTTTAGCATAGCTTCTCAAGATACAAATCCATACGGAATAGCTCTTAATAGCAGCATTTCTAAAATCTTTATTGTTGGACAGATTGGACAAGATGTAAATGAATATACTGTCCCATTCTCATCAGTGGCACTCGGCACAGGCTCATTCGCCTCAGCAGACGTAGGCAAGACCATCGAAGCCAATGACGGCGCGTTTGTCTTAACAGCCACAGACGGCTCTTATGTAGAAACCACAGCGCCTACATCATACGCTCAGGTCGCTAGTGGTGACTGGAGTATGTACGGTGTTGTCTATAATGCTGCGGATGGGGATTTGGAGCTTAGTGGTGTTGCTGACCCTGCTACAGGTTTTGATGTAAGTACTGCTAGTTTTGTAAATAGCCTTAATGTTTCAGCCCAAGACGTAACCCCAGCAGGAATAGCTTTTAACAATAATGGAACAAAAATGTTTTTTGTAGGTAGCGGCTCAGATAGTGTATACGAATATACATTGTCAACTAGTTTTAACCTTTCAACTGCTTCATTTGTTGATAGCTTTAGCGTTACTTCTCAAGATACAATTCCAAGAGGAATAGCATTTAATACCAATGGAACCAAAATGTTTATTGTTGGTGCTAGCTCAGATAGTGTACACGAATATACATTGAGCGTAGGTTTTGACGTATCCACAGCTTCATTTGTAGATAGCTTTAGTGTTTCAGCTCAAGATACAGTTCCGCTTGGGATTGCATTCAATAATACCGGAACTAAAATGTTTGTGGCTGGTTCTAGCGCAGATAGTGTACACGAATATACATTGTCAACAGGTTTTGATATTTCAACTGCTTCATTTGTTGATAGCTTTAGTGTTTCAGCTCAAGATACATCGCCAGAACAAGTGGCGTTTAATATAGACGGAACTAAGATGTTTGTTATGGGAAATAGCAACGCTTCAGTTTATGAATATACGCTTTCAACTGGTTTTGATGTTTCAACTGCATCGTTTGTTGATAGCTTTAGCGTTGCTTCTCAAGATGCAGCTCCAGCAGGAATGGGTTTTAATAGTGACGGTACTAAGATGTTTGTTTCTGGAGTTATTACTACTTCTTTATATGAATACTCCATAGGCTCATTAGCTTTCCCAACAGGCTACCATCCAGTACACACCACAGCCTCAACAGACACTCAGTATTGGACAGACATCAACTCAATGACGGCTGACCAAGCCGCAGGTGACGGTAACGTCTACTATGCTATCTCTACAGACGACAGAACAACGTGGACTGTTATAGATAACACAGATGGCGAGAGAGACATTGTCAGGAACAACGGTGGTACTTGGCAGTACAACTCTAACGCTACATACGCTTCAGAGACTTGGACTAACGGCACGACTAACACAGAGTTAGCTACGTTGGCTGAGGCTATGGAGGGTGCTGAAAATGTTGTGGGCTATGATGTTTCTACTTCATCATTTGCTCAGTCTTTTAGTGTTGCTGGTCAAGAAGCAACGCCTATGGATGTTGCTTTTAATACTGACGGCACTAAGATGTTTGTTATTGGACAAACAGGACAGGACGTAAACGAATATACTCTATCTACTGGCTTTGATGTATCGACCGCATCGTTTGTTGATAGTTTTAGTGTTTCTTCACAAGAATTATATCCTGCTGCGGTAGCATTTAATACTGACGGAACTATAATGTTTGTTCTTGGCGATTCTGTAAACGAATACACATTGTCTACTGGCTTTGATGTATCAACTGCTTCGTTTGTAGATGGTTTTTCAGTAACGGCTCAAGATACAACGCCACAGGGATTAGCATTTAGTTCTGATGGCACTGCAATGTTTGTTATTGGTAGAGCTAATCAAAATGTAAATCAATACACATTATCAACTGGTTTTGATGTATCAACTGCTTCTTATTCCCAAAACTTTTCTGTTTCATCTCAAGACTCTTCGCCGCAGGGGATAGTATTTAACACTGACGGAACTAAGATGTTTATTATTGGAAGTACTGGGGACGATGTTAATGAATATACATTGTCTACAGGTTTTGATGTATCAACAGCAGCTTTTGTAGATGCTTTTAGTGTTTCAGCACAAGAAATAAATCCAAGAGGTATAGCTTTTAATTCAAACGGAACTAAAATGTTTGTTATTGGCTACTCTTCAGACAATGTAAACGAATATTCTGTAGGCACAACAAACTACACAAACCAAATGGACAAGACTCAACTAGACGCTGTTACAGACCCGAACCACATAGCTCTTGGTGACGATCTTGATCTAGCTATTGTCTTTAATATGACATCGGGTTCTACAGTGCCTTCGTCAGACGGCGTAGCAATTAACTACGATGCTACTGTGTTGAACAAAGGTGCGGTCTTAGGAACTGACTATGACTTTGATGCTCCGACTAGCAGCTCGGTAAGGATTACAGCGTTGGCAGGTAATAACCTTAAGGTTCGAGTGGTTTGATGCTAAATCTAATCTCATCGCTGGTCGCCCCGGTCTCTGGCTTACTCGATAAGTTTATCGAAGACAAAGACCAGCGGGCGCTACTGGCTCACGAGATCGCTACACTTGCCGAGAAGCAAGCGCAGGAGCAGATCGTCGAGCAGATCAAGACGAACCAGATAGAAGCGGCGCATCAATCGATGTTCGTCGCTGGCTGGCGTCCTGCGGTCGGCTGGGTGTGCGCTCTAGCGATGCTGCTCAACTTTATTCTGATCCCGTTTATCAATCTCGGCATGGAGTTCGCTGGTCAAGACATAAGACTCGATCTCATCGAGATGGATACAATGATGCCAGTTCTGCTCGGAATGCTCGGACTCGGCGGCATGAGAAGTTACGAGAAGGCGCGAAACGTCGCCCGGGAGAAGTAATTGGCAAAGCTCGAAGATTACGCGAAGACTGAGCGACAGAGAGAAGTCAC